GATTACCAGCGATAAGAAGAACAGGTGCAATATCAGAAAGGTTTACAAGGAAGTTTCTCGTCATTACAATAAGTTCAGGAGACATATCTGTTTTTGCATGAACAATATCTCCTGCAAGATAAATGATTGTGTTCTTATCTTGTTGGACTTGTTCTTTACAATAATCATATACGCGATTGAATACCGACTCGTATTCATCGTGTCTCTTGAAATTACGAATATGAACGTCAGCAATATGAATGACGTTATCTACTTTGTTTACTCTTTTTGAAATGAGTGTTTGTTGTATCACACTAATATCCTTTCTTTCATCAAATCAAATCCATCTACCGATGGTAATGTTTCAATATACTCCGAAAATCTTTCAAATCCAAATTCATTGATGTCTTTATCTGGAAGTTTTACCATACTTGTTTTGATTCCGTTTGAAATCAACCACTCACAAATCTTTATGGAGTCCTTCATCGCATCATTATCAAGGGCAACAATAACCTTTGGTGGTTTACGAATGAGTATCTTTTCTTTTAGAAGAGGTTGGACAATTTTACCGAATAGTGGTATGGCATTGAAACGGGCAGAAATGGCATCAAATACACCTTCAACAAGTGTGATCGGTTCTTTCCAATTTATGAGGGATTCAAATCCAACAACGTCTTTACTTACAGGTGGGTTTTTATACTTTGCGTTTACATCTTCAAAGATAGTTCGGGAAACAAAGAAGTTTAGGTTTAGATTATCGTCATATGATGGGACAATAATTCTACCACCATAGATACCATTTGGACAATAACCGATGTTGTACCTGAAAATATCTGTTGGGAGAATACCACGAGATTTTAGGTAAGATACCGCTTGTTTTATTTGCATTGCAATTGTGATGTCTCGTATAGAACCAAAGTCCGTAAGACGGATAAACTCTGGTGGTAATCTCAACTCCTCGTCTTTATCGTCGGTATTGACGAATGTGTGAAGTGCCTTTGTTTTGAGGATTCTGTTGAGGGACTCGTAGTGTTGACGGTCTACTCGTAGACGTTTGAACAGGGATTGTATTGTTCTACCCTTTTCGTTGGAAATCCAACAATGCCAGAAGTTTTGGTTTTTAGAGTTAGATGAAACATCTATCTCCAACTTTGGTTTGTAGTGGGAAACGAATGGGGAAAAGAAAGAATAGTTGTTGCCGGAGGTCTTCTTTCCTTTACCTAAAACTTGTTCTAACAGATGTAATAAGTCGTGGTTTATCATAGTAAAACCAATATACGACTATTTGAGGAGATTTACAAACAATCATCCAACCATTCTTGTGGAATTTCTTTCTTTGACCACAACCAACCACGTTTTTCACAGAATTGGGCATACGTTGTTTTACTTCCCTTGTAGAGTTTTGCGTTTGGATTCTGAAAGACAAACCTAATGTCTATGTTTGGATATTGGTTGAATATCAGTTCCATCTTTTCTCTATCAGCTTTTACCCAACGTCCCTTTGTTTCCAAGTACATTGTTCCACCCTTTTTCTTTTGTAGAACAAAGTCGGGTGTGTATGTGTGGTTTGTGGCTGGTTTGATATAGGAGAGTTTCTCGGTTTCGTAACTGTACTTTTTCTTTGAGGATTTTAGATTTTCATTGATTGTATCTTCAAGACCAGAACGAAACCCGTGTTTTATCGCAACTGCATTTCTTTTCATTATACGTCGAACCTTATAATTACGTTCATATCTACATCGTCTCTTTTTTCAAGTGGGGATGAGAGTTTACCTATTGCAACAAGATCATGTTTTTCGTTATACAAACCTATTGTTGTAATATATGGATTGAAATACGAACTAGTTGCATAATCATCTACAAATTGAGATGAGTTATTTCTATCTTGACGAACAGTCCAATTCTGTGTAAAATTAAATTCACTTTTTCTTATTTTACAAATAATTTCATGTTCATAAAATGTTGTGGTACTACGGAAAGAACCTGTAAATCCATATTCAGTTCCACCAAAATCAAAACTTCCAGTTCTTCCCAAGAAAACATTTGCATACTTTGGTCTAGGGTCAGATATAATAATCATTCCATGTTTGTAAAAAACATTTCCTATACGAGAAGTTTGATAAGCGTATCCTGTCTCAAAACTATTATTTCCCAAATAACTTATTTGTTCTGATGTTAGTCCAGATTTGTATACTCTAACTTCATCGAGATAACCCGAAAATGTTCCGTTTGACGTACCGTTACTTCCTATAAAAAATCTGTTTGTATTCGTTGTGTTTGTTGTTACAGAACCAGTTGTTTGTCCTTTCAAAACTCCATTTACCCAAACTTGATAGTAACTTGAACTCTTTTGACAAACTATATGATTCCATACAGAGTGAGAAACGGCACTGGATGTTACAGAAAACAATGTTTCTCCAGACTTTTGGGAAAATTCTATTTTATGTTCATCTGTTAAACCTGCGGTTCTATTATAGATTTTTATATCAAACGGATAGTTTGAAGACTCACCTTGTATAGTTGGGTGGTCATTACTATCAACAACAGATACAACTTTTGTTATTCTATCTTTTACAATCAGATCTTTTGTTGTTCTTTTATCAAACAAATGATTATGTGTAAATTGTAAGTTTGATTGTGTTGGTGGTATGTTTATCCAAAAACTAAATGCAAAACTATTTCTAGCGCTAAAATTGAAATTATCAGACGTTTTTACTTCATAATAGCCACCATCAAGATACGCGGAAACACCAGTGGATTGTGTTGTATTTGTTACTGGTATTCCTGGTAAATAACTTATCTGTTTATTCCTAATAGACTCGACTTCGTTTACAAGAGGTGAATTATCTAAAACATAATCAATTGGCTTGTTGCGAAGATTGTACTCTCTATACTTCTCATTGAAGCCAAGATACAGATGAAGATTATCAGTTCCTACCATCTTTGTTTCATCAAAAGCCAAATCTTTCAAATTACCTTTACCGTCATCCATCATAGTAACTTGATAAGAAGATGTAGGATGAACACTAGTAAATTTTACAGAATTTCTGCGGATTCCTTCACCAAAAACACCTTGTGGTAAAACCATCATAGAACTAGATTCTGCTAAGTATGTTATTCTATCATAATCAGTTATAACATTTGGAATTTTTTCTTTTGAGTATTCTGTGTAGAAATTATGGTCTAGATAATACCATAAAAGTTTAGGGTCAAGACTTTGAGTTGTAAATACTCGTTCGTATAAAGAAGATGAAAGATTTGCAACACCACCATAATACTTGTAATTTTCTGGGTAAAGTGCTCTATAAATCATTATGTCAAATAAACCATAATAATTCTTCGGTTCTGCGGAATCAGAAGATATTTCCCATAATTTATAAACCTCAAATGGTCTGACTGTATAATCACCCTTTTTGAGTTTTTTCCAAATAAGACTTAAGGTATTTCCACTTTGAAATGACATATTAATTCAATCTCACTACTACTTCAAATATACGAGAATTTCCTTCATTTTTCAATATAGGATTTCTAAGTTTGCCTATGGCGAGAAGTTCTTTGTTTCTGTTGTACAAACCAATTGTTGTTATGTAAGAATGAGGTCTTTTTTTGAAATAATCATATTTCAAAAACCCGTCACTTCCACTTACATATGTATAATTAGTAGAATGATTGAATTCATTGAAATCTGCACGGCAAAAATAAGTTTCCGTCAAAAACGTTTCAAACGATCTAGCAAAAAAAGAACTACTTGGTCTATACGATGTTGGTACTGCGGCACCACTAATTGATAAAAATAATCTATTTGAGTTTTGTCCATCTACTGAACCAGTTATTGTGTTGAATGAACAAGATTGATCCATAACAACACCGTCTAACACAATCAGTCCCATTTTAGGAAATACAATACCCCACGCATCATCAGTTGACTCATTATAGACACCATCACGAAGTGAGCCTGATGTCACATAGTAGTATTCTTGAATACCCTCATTGGTTACTATTTCTTGTTTTGTGTCTCTACTTTCATCAATAAGAGTAAAAAATCTAGTTGATGTTGGATGCGATTGTGTTCCACTTGATGATAATTCACAAAGAGATAATTCAAAGTTTCCTGCATCAAGTTTTTCTTTATATTGAGTTCTGTCCAATTGTATTGCGTAAAAATAATCACCATTTTTACCATTCTTGAATGGGAATTTTCCATTCGTATAGCCAAAACATTCTATCATATATTTGCGATACATTGTTTTTGCAGGATATAAATCAACTTCATTTTCAATATGAGTTGAACCAGAACCAGATATATGACAATATGTTATATCAAATTGATGATATGAATCTGTTGTATTTTCTGCTTCATTGAATACCGTTAGATAATACTTTTTTTGTTTTTCTGTCAGAGAACCTGTGTAAAACGTGGATAGTTTTTCACCAGTGCATCTAAACAAACCTTTTGTCTTATATCGAAGAATTGGTAAATCATAATCCGATACTTTTGATAACTTTTTGAAAACATATACATTATTATCGTCTATTGTCAACTCTTCTATCATATCATCTATGAAATATGCAAAGTCATCTTGTTGTTGTTGTATATCATTTTGTAAAACTTTTACTTCATTAGAATCTTCTATCGGTGGTGGTGGTAATACTGATATTACACCTTCTTCCGAAATAGAGTATCGTTCTGGTTCTTCATCTGGAAATCCCACATTATTTATTTGAGTTATTCTTTCAAATAGATAATTTTTTATCATGTTCAAGTATATTATTTCAGTTCTTATCGCAGAAACCGTATAAAATGGAAAAGCAGGATTTACTTTCTGTTGTTCTAAAAATGTAGATAATCTAAGTAATCTATCATCTATAATTTTTAGATTTGAACTTATGACAGTATTATCAGTTGACTCAAATAATGGTTCAGGTGAAAAAGGTTGTCCTGTTGTTACATCAATAACAGGTTCTATTTGTGATTGATTGAAAGCACTCAAATTATTTGTAAATTTAGTTACAGCAGCCTCTTCTATCATTTCATCAGTCAACATTACATCACCAAACAACCTTCCTGTAAAGAATGGAGTTTGTGGATATGTAACAGTAGAATCAGCAGAACTTCTTACTATTGCAACAGAAAGATTGCTGGGTGGTGTGTTTATTGAATTACCACCCTGTTGTAATTCTAAAAAATACCTCGATAGTGTATTTTGATATTCTTCCGATACAAGAAACACATAGTTTACAAAAACTATAAATTGTGGTTGATTGTATATGTATATTACTTTATTTGAATCGGAAGTATCAAATGACCAATTTTCTTGAATTGGTAGAGAGCTTGCATTTGGGTCTTTGAAAGGGTTTCTTCGGGTATATCTATACAGTACATCTAAACTAGACAAAAATGATTTGTCTATTTTAGTATAGAGTGATAGTTCGTCCAAAGTCTTTTCATTCAGTTTTCCCATTTCATAGTAGTTTTGAATATCGGGAAGTTGAGAATTTAGTTTTTGAATATCAACATTTTCATTTGTTGATAAAAAAATAGATTGATGTCTTCCTGATTCTACCGTGTTAGGAACATTTATAACTTCAATGGTTTTACCGACGTTTAGTGGTGAATTAAATTCACCTTGCCATAAAGAACCTATAAAGCCAATTTCTTTGATTTCATATTCCGCTGCCATATCACCAGTTCAATCTAATTTTTATTAGAACGTCATTATCAAACGATTTATTGATTGGTTTACTTAGTTTAGCAACAGCAAGTAGTTCATTGAAATCATTATAAAGGCCAACAGAAGTAATATATGTCTGTGGATTTTTATCAAAACAAGGATGGAAGAATAA